TCCGCCTTGTGGTCTAGCTTGGCGAAGATCTGGCGGCAGATCTCCTTCACCTCGTCGATGTCGCGCCGGTAGTCATCCTTGGCAACATAGTGCAGCGGCATCTGCCGCACGTCCTTGTCCAGCACCCGCAGCGTCTGGTAGATGTTGTTCAGCACCCACCCGCCGAGGAACCCGGCGATGGAGACGGCGACGTTGAAAAGGTATTGCGTGTCCATCATCAGTCCACGATGAGTTTGTTTTCGACAGAAGCAGGGCGAAGCTGGTTACGCTGCGCTGCGCGGGTCTTGGGGCCTTGTCCACCCAACTCTACAGGACGCGGCGCGCGAAGTTGGTCTTCAAGCGTTTCCAGCAAATCCTGCATACGTTCCCGGTCAGCAGCGGCTTTGCGTTTCGTTGCGGCGTCTTTGGCACGGGCTTCAATTTGTGCAAAGGCCGCTTCTTTGTCGCGCGCTTTTTTAATCGCGTCGTTAACCCAAGCCCGGTCAAGCATTTTTTCTGCGACAGTCTTGTCCGACATCGCTTTCATGCCGGGGGCGACTTCAGCAAGATCGACTTTGGTGCGTTCCCACGCTACTTTTTCTGACGCGGTGAGGTCAAAGCGTCGGCCTGCCGTAACCTTGTCGGCGGCTGACGCCAGATCAGCGCCAAAGTTGCGGAACGTCTCAGGCGTAGCGCCCTTCAACCCTTGGCTAGCTTCGCGGAACCGGCCCGTCACCGGGTCAAAGTCAAGGATAACTTCGCCGGCTGCAGGGCGCCGCGCAGCCGCTTCTGCCGCAGACTGCCTCGCTTCGGCTTCTTTTCCGATGGCGCGCGATACGCCCGCGCGACGAACATCCTCGGCGCGTAGCGCAGCCATCGTGCTTTCCGCACTAGGCGCGGGCAAACCGGGTGGTGTGGGCGCCGGGCCAACGAACTGCGCTTGCGGCTGGCGCTGCGGGCCAGGAGGCGCGGGCGGCGCGACAAACACACCTTCGCTGGTACGGCGCAGGTTTGGCGCCGCCCCGGTAACAAACGCGCCCTCGCCCGGAATCAACACTGACTGCGGCGCAACGTAAGGCGTCAACGCGTTGGCTGGCGGAAGCGGCGCTTCGGTCGCCAGTTGATTTACCGGCAGACGATAGTCTTGCACGCGCAAGCCAGCTTGATACGTTGGAGACGCCAATTTATTGGCGGCGTACCGGCTACCCAGCGCGCCCGCTACTGTGCCGGCCATCGCGCCGATAGCCATGCCAGGCACGCCAAACGGCGACAACAACGCGGTGCCGGTAGTGGCGCCCGCCCCGGCCCGCGCCACACGCGATTGATACCAAGGCGCTGAAGGGTCGATGTTGAATGCGGCAGGGAAGTTACCTGCGATGCGTCCAAGCGATGCGATGTCGCCGGTATAGACACCACCCTTTGACGTGACGCGCGCGATCTTGGATACGTCCACGTTGCCGGTGTTGAAGTCTGTAGCGGCTTCGTATGCGTAAATGCGCGCCATGCGCTCTCGCGCGGTGCGGTATTCGGCCAGCAGCTTGGGGTCAAAAACGCTGCGTTCCGCGCCTTGCTCAAGGATGCCGGCAATTGCCATGTTAGTGTCGGCAATGTCCAATTCCGCAGGCCCGGCGCTTTTGCTGTCGTAGATGCGTTTTGCGTCTTTGCGCAGCTTGCTGATGTTGTCCAAAAATGCTTGGCCCGACATCCCGCCGCTCATCTGCTTTACGGCGCTGTCAACGAGTCGGTCAACTTTTTTCCGGGCTACGTCGCCGCCGATCAGCGTTTCGGATTGGCGCAGCGCCTCCAACGCGCTGAGGGCCTGCTCGTCCGCTTGAATGGTCGGAATCTGCCTGATCTTGTTGTACGGCTCTGCGACTGCTGCGCGCGCATCATCAAACGTGCGCTTACTGTTCAGCACCGCCGAGATGGGCATACCCATGTCACTGCGCGCCACTCGGTTAACGGCTGGCCGGTTGACCTCAACAATCTTTTCGGCGCCTTTGGCGCCTGCCGCCAACGACGTCAAACGCGGGCCCATCGTAGGCTGAATGTCTACGGGGTTTAACGCGATGCCGAGCCGCTGCGCTTCCGTAGCCGCTTCAATTTGAGGCGCGCGTTCCCAAGAAGCCATCGACTTTTCAGCAGCGCGCTGGTCAAGCATCGGCTGGATAGTGGCTTCTTTGACCGCTTGCACGCCTCGCCCTGCGGCGGTGCGAGTTTGCGTTGCGGTGCCGGGCAACATCGGAACGCCAGCGCCAATAACAGGTGGCAGCGCCGCCAGCGCAGGGGACACCGCTTCCAGTGCGGCGGCGGCTTCCGGCGTCTGCGGCTGGCGGATGCCGGCCAATACTTCTCTTGCGCCCGCCTCACCGCGCCCGCTGGCCAACCCGTAAATGGGCGCCGCAAGCCCGCGCCCTGTGGCGCTGCCCAACGTCAACGCAACGTCAAGCGGCGCGGCGAGCGTGCCGGCCACGCGCTGCATAAACGAGCGCGGGACGTCTGGCGTGGGTTCGGCGTAAAACCCTGACGCGGTGGGGATGTCGCCAGGCTGAACGGCCCGAAGACCTTGCGGGGCTTTTGATCGCAGCCACGCATCAGGGTCGAAGCCGCCAGAAACAACCGGCGCCGGTTGTGCCGGCGCGGTCTTTGCGAGATAGGCGTCAGGATCAAAAGCCGCCATCATTGCGCTCCAAGACGTTGCTTGATCTGCGCCGCGCGAGGATCACGCGGATTGGAGTTTGCCCAGTCTAACGCCTGTTGGTCTTGCGCAGATAGCCGAGACGGCACATCAACCGTAAGCGGCACGTTAGTTTTGATGCCGGAGACGTTCTTGTTGTGCAGCGCAATGACGTTGCGAGCGGCGCGCTCGTTGATGTCAAGGATGCGCTCGATGGCCTTGCGGTCGAGCGTGACCTTACCGCCAGCCATCTTTTCCGCGTACTCGCGGTCAGCGTTCGACAAGCCAGTACCGGCGCCGAACTGCTTGATGATGCGCCCGACGTTCGCCGCCATGTTGGCCGTAAACGCCTGCGTGTTAGCCACAGCGTCTTCGGCAAAGTTGATGCCGGCTTGATTGAGCGCCGCGCCCGCAGACGTGAGGAAGTCCGCGCCAAAGCCGGTGATGACGCCGCTTTGCAGCAGACGCCGGCCTTCCTGTACGGTAGTGATGATGCTCTTGGCGTCTTCGGCTACCGCTTTGTCTTCAATAGCCTTCTTAGCTTGACCCTTGCCCAACTCACTTTCAAACGCCTTTTCTTGCTCAGGCAATTTAACGGAAAGTTGCGCAGGCTTTGGCTGAATTGCCTGCTTGTACTCCATGAGCGTGCCTTTGAAGCCTTGCTCCACGGCCCGTTCGTAATCTTTCTGCGTCGGTGTTTTAGTATCTTCCTTTGGCAGCGTACCCACCAGCGCCTTACCCTGCTCACGGATACGGGGGTTGGTGCTGAGGATCATCTGCTGCGCCATCTCGCGGGTAACGCCCGCAGGCGCGGCGGCAGGCGGCGCAACCAGCGCGTTGGCTGGCGCAGGGGCACCTACGCCGATGTCGAACGGCGTACCGGCCAGCATGTTCGTTGGCGCAGCAGGCGCGGCGGCAGCGGGCTGGCGCATGATCGACGGTGTGGCTGCAGGTGCCGGGGCAGCGCCCGGCAAACCAAGCCGTGTGGCTTCAGCCGCGTAATCTTCCTTCTCTTGCAGCGCTTGAACCGTCTTGGTCATCATCTGAATAGCGCTGGGATCGCGGGACTTGACGGCAAACGCCAAGCCCTGCTGCGCGGTTTTCAGATTTAACGGCGTGTTGTTCTGCTCAAACAACGCGCTGACCTTTGAAAGGTACTCGTCAGCCTCGGCCTGCCGCGCAGCAGTAGCGCGGCGCGCTCTCGATTGTTCTTCACGATCAGCAGCCATTGCCAGCCGCTCAGCCCGCTGCGCAGCCATGTTCTCTTGCTGCGCTGCCATCTGCTGCATCTGCGCCTGACGCAGCATGTTGCGCTCGGCGTCAGCTTGGCGCATCTGCAGCCCTTCCATGTACCGCGCCCCGATGCTCGGGGTTTGCGCGAGGATTCCAAAATCGACGGGCATGTCTACTCCTTACGGTCCGGGCGGCGGGGTCATGCCGGGATACAGATACGTCGGCTGCGGCCCGTACATCCTAGCGTATAGGCTGGCGATGTCACCAGCACTGCGCTGGTACGCGCTGCCCTGCGCCAGCAGCGCGTTGGCTGCGGTCTGACCTTGGCCGGCCATCAGGTTGCCGATGTTAGTTGCGGTGCCGGTCAGCAGGTTGCTGGCCGACGTGCCGTACTGGCTGCCGGCTGCCGACAACTGCTGCGCGGTTGTGCCGCCAATGCCGGCCAGCCCAGCCAGTCGGTTGTACTCGTCCGCCTCGCGCTGACGCAGCGCGTTGTAGCCGGTCAGGCTGCGGTTGTACTCCTCGGCCTCGCGGGCACGCTGGGCGTTGTAGCCGGTCAGCGAGCGACCATACTGCTCAGCCTCTGCAGCGCGGGACAAGCCCAGCCCAGTCAGGGCCCGGTTGTAGACGTCAGACTCCCGCGCCCGCAGAGCGTTGTAGCCCGTCAGCGCGCGCCCGTACTGCTCAGACTCCGCAGCACGGGACAGCCCCAAACCAGTCAGCGCTCGGTTATAGACGTCGGCTTCTTGCTGGCGAGCGATGTTGTAGCCCGTCAACCCACGTCCGTACTGTTCGGCTTCTGCGGCCTTGGCCCGCTCATAGTCCGCTGCCGTGCGGCCATAGACGTCAGCCTCTTGCTGACGGGCGATGTTGTAGCCGGTCAACCCGCGACCATACCGCTCGGCTTCCTGCTGGCGCGAGATATCAAAGCCCGTCAACGCGCGGCCATACTGCTGCTGCTCGCGTTGCGTGGCGGCGTTGTATTGCGTCAGGGCGCGGTTGTATGCGTTGCCAAACTCCTGCGACCCCATCTCTTGGCCGTAACGAGTCAGCGCCTTGCCCGTGCCGCCGCTGAGCAAACCACCGCGAGCAGCAGCGCTGCGCTCCAGCGCCTTCATGCCCTCGCTCAGACGGAATCCGTAGCCCGGATCGGTCTGCAGATCTTCAGCGCGGAACTTGAACGCTTCGGGCTGCTGCCCGGTGTAATTGAACGTCGGCTGTTCCCCGCTGTACTGGAACGCTGCGGGAACCTGGCCAGAGTAGCTGAACGTCGGCGCTTGGCCACCGTACTGGAATGCCGCCGGCACCTGCCCCGCGTAGTCAAGCGTCGGAATGCGCCCGCTGTACTGAAACGCCTCGGGGACTTGGCCCGCGTAATCGAGCGTCGGAACTTGACCGCCGTACTGAAACGCCTCGGGCTGCTGACCGGCGTATTGGAACGCGGGCGGGATGGACCCTGTGCGCTCGCGCATCTGCGCCAGCGCGTTAACGCCTGCTTGGTAGTACGGTTGCTGGCGCTCTACCGACTCGCGGTAAATGCGCTCTTGCAGCGCCAGCGCTTCTTGCTGCGACTGGCGTTGCAGTTCGGCGGCGCGAGTGCTGGCAGCAGCGGTGGTTTCTGACGCCTTCTCAGCAGCGTTGGCGGACAGCACGCCGCCGATCAACGACGAGGCGGCCGGGATGATGAACTGGAAAGGGTCCACAGCAGTTGCTCCTGATGGGGCTAAGGCGCTTAACGCGGTTTGGCCAGCACCTGTGATATTGGCGGCGGCGTTGGCAAGCATAGGGCTTCCCGTAGCGCCAATAATGGTGTCGTAGGCCGTGGTTTGCGCCCCTGACATACCGGGGCCGTAGCCTACATCGCCGTACAAAGCCGCCCTATCAGCAGATGATAGGCCCGACGTTGCAGCGTCCGTAGCTGCAGGTGCTGCCGCAGGAGTTGCGGCAGCAGGCATAGCAGCAAGGGCAGGGGCCGCAAGCGCAGGTATCGGTAGTGCGGCTTGTGCTGCGCTAAAAACGGGAGCAAACTCCGCAATAGGCGCTGCAACAGAAGTTGTCATTGGCGCCGTAGCCAAAGTATTGATCGGCGCTACAGGCGCAGCAGCAGCCGCGGGCGCAGCGGCAGCAGCCGCGGGCGCAGCAGGGGCAAACGCGCTGGCTTGACCCAGCCCAGCGCCTAGCGCATTGACGCCAGTGGCAAACGCTGCCAACTTCAGCAGATCAGGGATGCCGTAGTCTTCCTTGCCGCTGGACGTGGTGGTGCGCTGAAAATTACCGCTGACGTCGTAGATGTCGTTGCGGAATTGACCACCCCCAAGCGGTGTGCTGACGCGATAGCCGACCAATGTGGGCGTACCTATGTCCTGCTCTGTCTGACCCATCAACTCATAGATGGGTTCGGCATTGGCAGGATTGAACGCTGGTGCAACAGGCGCGGCGGCAGGCGCGGCGGCAGGCGCGGCGTCCGACGAACGGATACGGGGGCGAAAAGATCCGCCCCCGCCATCTTCCATCATCCGCGCTAGGTTGTTTCTAATCGCCATGTTTTACCTCACCCGATGCGCCAGTTGGTGCCGTCGCTGTACACAGGAACGCCGTTCGCCCCGCCGGCAGCCACAATCGACGCAAACGTCGTGGCGTTGGCGTCCGTCACAAACGCCCGCGCCCCAGCGCCTGCGGTGGCCGCAGCAGGCAGTGTAGCCACCGTCAGCGTGCCGTGATTGAAATACTTGACGCTGAACGTGAGCGTCAGGCCAGGAATGCGGAACGACGTGACGCTGGAGTTGCCGAGTGTCACTTCGTTGCTGACCGTGGCCGACGACACGTCGGCGTCAAAGCCGATCACCGTGTTGTTCGACCCCGTGGTCAGTGCGTTGCCGGCTTGGTAGCCGATGGCCGTATTGTTGGCCCCCGTGGCCAGCAGCAGCGCGTCGCTGCCCACACCCGTATTGCCCGAGCCCGACAGCGCGGCGTTCAGCGCCCGGTAGCCGATGCCGGTGTTGTAGTTGGCCGTGGTGGCGGTCGTCAGCGCGTTGTAACCCAGCGCGGTGTTGTAGTCGCCACCTGTGTTGGCGTCCAGCGCCCCAGCGCCAAACGCTGAGTTTTGGATGCCGTCAGTGGTCGCCGTCATGGCGTCGTAGCCCACCGCCGTGTTGTTGGTGCCGGTCGTGTTGGAGTCCAGCGCCGTGTTGCCCACCGCGACGTTGGTGGCGATCTGGTTGCCACCTTGGCCAACCGTCACACCAACTTCCTTCGTCAACTCATACGAGGCGTAGATGTTGTCGTCCGTCTTGATCAGTACGTTCGTGGACGTCTGCAGGATGAACTTGTACGCCGCGCCTGCGGTCAGCCAGATCTGCGCGGGCGTGCGGCCAGCGCTGTCCAGCACGATGGGGTTCGTGTTGTTAGTGACCCCTGACGAGTCAGTGAACGTCGTCGCGGGCGTGGTCGTGCCGGCGTCGTAGGTGTAGATCAACCCACCGTTGAGCGGCACGCCGTTGTTGTCGAAGAACTGAGCGCCTGCGCCCGCGTACAAGGAAAGGCTGATCGCCATGATGCCCTCTTACTGTTGAATCTGAGTGACGGTCAGCAGCACCGCTGCGGCTGACGGAGCATACGCGGTCGCAGGCGCCGCCGACAGCGACAGCGCGGTGTCAGATACCGCCCACATCAGTTCAAGATAGTCGTTAGCCTGCAAAGAGAAAAACTCCGACACGCTGATTGCAACATAACCACCATTGGTGTCAAGCGACACGATGGCGGTGCTGTTGGTGTAGTTTGTCGTGCCGTTCCTGCGGAACCAAACCCTCGCGTTCTTGGCCGATGCGTTGGTCGATGTGAACTGATACCGAACTGTAAATTGGTACAGCCCTGACTGCGGCACTTTGATCTGCGTCGTCGGGCTGCCTTGTAGCACCACGCCTTCTGAGATCTCCGTCGTGTCCAGAGAAATCGCGTAGGCCGTGTTGATGACCGCTGCGGTCAAGTTGTTTGTGCGCGTGAACTCGCCGTAATACTTCTGCTGCTCAATCGTGGGCCGCACAAAGATGACGCCTGCCGTGGCGCTTTTGACCAGCACGGCGGCTACGGGAATCACGTTGTCAGGCGCGGTTGGCTTGACGTTGGTAAACGCGCCTGCCACTGTCGGGCTGGCGTACAAGATGTCGCCGACGTTGAACGCGCTGGTGTCGATGCCACTGACATCACCCCACACGCAGCACAGGCCCGTCGATCCACTGTCGGGTATCTGCTCGGCCAAGACGCCGAGGATGTACAGCGTCGGCGTGCTGCCGTCTGCAAGGTACGGGGCCACCGACAGCACGTTGTTGGAGCCTACGCCTGCAAACCCCACCACCGTGCCCTTGGGCATCGTGACGCCGGTGCTGTTCTGCACGACGGTGTACTGCCGCAGCGCAGCATCCTCGATAGACGACTGCAACAGTTGGAAGAAGCGGAACCAGGCGCGAGTGGTCAGCGCCCCTGCGTCTACCAGCGGGTCGCGTGATGCCGGTACGCGAGGGGCGATCTGCATGTCAGGCGCGGGTTGGGCTCATAAGCACTTCCGCGCCCATGATGGCGATCTTTACAGGGTCCGTGCCGCTGATCTCGTACACGCGGTCGCGCAGCTTGAGCGTCATGCCCAGCCGGCGCCAAAACACGCGGTGGCCGTACTCACCGATCTTGCCCATCCGCGACCAGTGCTCGTTCGACCAAGTGTGGCCGCCATCGTCGCTCCAGCGCAACATGACCTTGGGATCGACGCCAAGCACGGTCGTGTCGTTAACGGCGCTGATGAAGTCGCCGTTCTCAAGCAGCATAAAGTCGCCGTCTTCCAGCAGCAACAGGAACGTCTCGGAGTTCAGCACCCCCACGCCCGACTCGCAGTCAAGCTGCAGCGTGTGCTGCGCCGTGCGGCGCAAGTTGTTCTGGCCAGGTGGCAACGCCCGCCAAGACCGCAGCCACCGCTGCACCTCGTTGTTGTCGCTGTAAACGTCCGGGTCAAACGCATAGACCAAGCCGTTCATCCAGTCGCCAACGACGACCTCGCCGTTGAAGTTGGCTTGGCAGTTGCTGCGGTGCCGCACAAACTTCGTGCCGTCCCAGCCGGCACGCTCATGCCATGAATTGGTGCTGACGTCGTAGCACCAAGTGGCGTTGGCGGTCGGGAACGTCAGCACGTAGTACGAGTGGCCGTCCTGCTGGTACGAGTAGCCGATGGCGTCGTTGAGTACGCCGTACTTCTGGATCTGCCACTCAACGGCGTGCGTGCTGATACGCTGGGCGCTGTAGCCGTTGTTGCGGTAAACGATGCCGTTGCCTCGCGCATCGGCCCCCAGCCAAAACACCGAGTTGTCCAGCTTGGCCACGCTGTAAGGGGCCAAACAACCGACCTCAATAAACGCGCCTGCGATGCGAGCAAGCGGGAAGTCAGCCAGCCCGGCGTTGTACCAGACCTCGACCGTGCTGGTGCCAAACAGCCACACCTCGCGGTGGTTGACGTTCAGCGCCACCACGTCGTCAGGGTTGCCTTCAGCGCTGGCGAAGTCCAGCGGGTCGATCTGCGTGCCGTCGTTGAGCGACGTCACCCAGAACCGCTGGCTGTCAGGCTGATTGAAAACGAAATAGCCGTCGAGGTAACCGACCGTTACGGCGCCGGGAAAGTCCGGGTCTGTGATCTGGCCAAAGACTCCCGTGTCGGCGTTGTAGATGAACGCGCTGGGGTTGCACGCGATGAACAACTGCGTGCCGTTGTCCACCATGCTGACCGGGCCGCTGCCGTTGATGTAGCCCAGAAACGAGACGTCGTTGTTGCCGCTGACGCGGTACATCTCGCCGCCAGACGCAACGTACAGGTAATCGCCAAACGGCCACAACCCACGTATCGGCCCCTGCCCCACCGTGACAACCGAGCGCAGGCCAGCGCACCGCTGCAGGAATGCCGCTTCCTTACCACCCTCGGGCACAATCTCCGGAAACAGATTCACCATGCGGCTGTCCGCAGCATTGACGCTGCGGGCCACATAGCTGGAGCCGAGAATGGGCGTGCGCATTGGAAGTGCTTTTATGCTAGACTGACAGCATGACGCGCGTTGACATCACACATGCCGAGTTGCGTGCATTGTTGCACTACTGCCCGGAAACCGGAATTTTTACTTGGCGGGTAAAGACTTGCCGAAAAGTTGTTCCGGGGGCGATTGCTGGGTACACAAAACCTGAGGGGTACACAATCATTCGGGTCAACAAAGTACGTTACCGCGCTAGCCGGTTGGCGTGGTACTACATGACCAAAAATTGGCCGACCGGTGACATTGACCACATTGATGGAAACCCAAGAAATGACGCGTTTTACAATCTTCGAGATGTGTCTACTGCAGGTAACGTTCAAAACCAAAAACGAGCCCATGCGCGGAACAAAACGGGCGGTTTGCTTGGAGTGTCTAAGATCAAAAGCAGCAAACGTTGGCGAGCGCGGATATGTGCAAACGGAGTAAGCACGCTCCTTGGGTGGTTTGACACGCCCGAAGAAGCGCATGCTGCTTACGTAAGCGCCAAACGCAAACTTCATGCTACTTGCACAATTTAGTAATTTGTGCATCAGTAATTCGAAGCAAAAATATTGAACCGCTGGCGCGTCGCCACAATCGAGTACGGCAGGCTCATCACGTCGTCCGGGTTGTTGATGCGCTTCAGGTTGCGCTTAGACGTCATGGCGATCCGTACCACTTGCGGTGGGGGCTCAACGCCAAATTCAGGCGCGATCTCCATCGCTAGGTTGTAGACGAACGCCCGCAGGTAGCCTGGCGGGAACGACAACACCGTAGACAGCGTAGCCGGCTGCGTCAACTCTTGCACCGAGATGAAGTGCCACTCCAGCAGCCGCGTAGGCACCGGGTACAGGTACATCTCGATATTGGGATAGGTCATGTTGACCCACAGCACCTGCGGATACGTTGACGTCACGGTCTTGACCGCGATGCCGTCGTACTGCTGCTGGTTGATCAGCTTGATGCCAAAGCTGACGTTCGTGCCGGGGTCGCGGAAATACGTTGCGTCGTCCAGCAGAATGGGGCGATTGCCCACAAAGTCGCCCGTAGGCCCTAGCGTGCGGCTGACCGTGCTGGTGGGCCAAGTGAATACCTGATCTTGCGTCGAGAACACCGACAAACGTTCGGTGTTCCACGATTCGATCATCTGGTTCAGCGCCGTCAGCGAGTCCTGCATGACGGCAGCAGAAGACGTCTCGCCTTCTGCCAAAACGCCCAGCAGACGCAGGGCGCGTTGAATCTGGTCACCCGCTGTGGTGGACATGAACAACCTCCCTACGGCGGCGGGTGCGCTCGGTCAAAGCGTTGACCGCAAGCACGGGTTCGACATCAGCGTCTTCCCCCGGAGTATACCGCTCCCATCCGTTACGCTCGTCGTATTCCGCTTCCATCTCTATCGTCGCCACCTTGGCGCCGTGGATGGGGTGTCTCATGTAAATGATGGGCATAGAAGAAGGGGGCCGAAGCCCCCCTTTGGGTTAGGACGCCATCACAACCCAGTCGGTGCCATCGCACACCAACATGGCCCAAGCACCTGCGGTGCCGGCAAGAATTGCCGTACCAGCGGTGTTGGAGTTGATCGGCTTGACGTTAGACGACGCAGACACGACGGTTTGCGCAGCAATCGTCTTGATCCACACCACGCGGCCAGCATTGGTCGAGGCAGTGGGGAACGTGACGGTGATGCTACCCGCGCCGTTGCAGACGACGAAGTTCTCCACGTCAGCCAGCGTGAACGAAGCCGTCTTGATGACGGGCGCGTTCAGGTCCAGTTGCGTGCCGTTCAGTTTGCCGGTCACCACCACACTTGCGCCGGCAATGACCCCTGTGACATCAACGCTCTCAAACTCGGGGTCGCTATACGCGACACCGATAGCCTTGGTATTAGGCATGATTGACCCTTTCAAAAATGCGCGGCCCGAAGGCCGCGCTGTACGTCAGGCCACGCGGTACAACGTCCAAGCGCCAGCGGCGCTCTTGCGAGCAACCATCATCGCGCCGGTCGTGACGGGGATCGTCATGGTCAAAGAACCAGAGACAGTCCAGCCAGTACCTGCAGCGATGATTGCGGTGCCAGAAGACGTGCCGAGGTTAACCACACGGAAAGTGAACGAGGTGCCCACTTTGTCCGAGTTAACCAGTACGGCTTCCAAGTCAGCAACCGTCGGCAGCGTGTAGGTCTGAGCCGCAGCGGTAACACCGCTGTTGGCCAAAATCAGACCGTTCAGCACTTGCGCCGGGGTCAGGGTTGCAGTAGCCGCAATCGATACCGGCTCAGGAATCGCGTCGATCAGCGGTTCGTTGAGGTTGCCATCACCAACTTGATAGCCGCCGCCGCCATTAGGGAGTGCCATGATTGAGTTTCCTTTCAGTGTTCAGTTGCAAGATTGGGGGCCGTAACCCCCATTCTCATCAGCCCCAGAGACGGCAGGCCATCTGCGGACGAATAGTGCTGTAGCCGTACAGCA